CGCCACGAATGTGCGCACCGCGGCGAGCGGTGTGTGCTCAATCGGGGACGTGAGCGTTGCATCGAGCGCCGTCCACGTGCGGATCGCCGGGTCCGGTACGTGCGAGATTTCAGAGGCTGCGTCGGGGGCCTCGATTTCCGCCCACGAGACAGCGGCACCGCGCCGGTTGGCCGGGGAGCCGCCAGACGCTGACGTGGTAAAACGCAGTCGAACGTCCGTCCAATCCGTGATTGTGCTTGCGGCGAATGTAAAACTGTATTCGGTCCAGGTTCCAGTGGCGCCTTGCGGGGGATCCGACTGCCGAAGCGTCGCGCCTTCGTAGACTTCCACTCCAACAGTAACAGTGCTACCCGCCCCGTTCACTACACCAGCGTTCGTTCTCGCGATACGGTAACGTACCGTGCAGGTGCCTGATGCGGGGGTGCCGGTTGGGTCGGACAACGCGACTTCGAGTACGGCAGCGGTGTTGTTCGCTCCGTACGCGAAGTCAGCGTCGCTGGCCGTGGCTTCATCAATCTCCGCGAACCCACCGGTGAAGCCGGTCTGTGTAATGTTCCCGTTGGGCCGCAGAAATTGTGCCATGTCGAGGCTCCGAGGTTACGACTGCTGCGTGTAGCCGATACCGTCGGCGTGGAATGCGAGTGAGACCGGGCTGCCATTCGTCGGCGTGTCCGTCACCTCGAGGAAGAACAGCGGTACGGCGGTCGTGTCGTCTGCCGATCCCTTCTTCTGCACGACGTATCCACCGATGGTATCGCCAGCGCCGAGGGCACCGTACGAGCCGGGGTCCGTCGCGTCGTACACCGTGCGGTTGTTCGTCGTGTCGTTCGTGAGCGACTTGCCAGCGAGCACCTTGCGGCCTGCGCCGTTGTAGCCGCCCGTGTAGCCGCTGACGCCCGTGATCTCCGACGCCGCGGGCGTGCCTGCGGTGTGGTCGGGGTCGAACGTGTAACTGGACTTGACGGCGATGACTTCGATCGTGTCGCTTGCCCAGACGACGCCGCCATTCTGCAGCGCCAGCGAGCCCGCGTTGTAGGTTCCGGATGCCATGGTTGTTTTACTCCTCGTTGGGGGAAGGCTTCTCGTCCTGCGGTTGGTTCTGCGGATCGTTCTGCATCTCGAGCGCCTTGCGCTCACGCTCCTCGGCCTCGGCCATCAGCTTGATCGCCATCTCCTCGACATCCATATCGTCGGGGAGCTTGCCTGTCTGGAGCACGTGGAGTACGGCGGGCAGGTCGAGCGCGCCCTTCTCGTAGGCACGCAGGCAGAGGTCAGCGAAGGCCGTGTCGTACTTCATGCCGAAGTCCATGTTCACGGTCACGCTGCCGGACTTGATCGACTCCTTCGGGAGGTACGCGACGAAGTCCATCAGCGCGCCTTCGAGTGCATCCTGCAGCGAGCGCGCCGCGCGGAGCAGTCGTGCGTTGCGCTGCCGTGCATAGAGCGCCGCCTCCTCGGCGGTCATTGCGTTCGTCGCCTCGTGCATGAACGCACCCTGCCGACGCATTTGGCCACGCAGATCCTCGAGTCGCGTGCGCGTCGCCCCGAGCGCAGCGCCGGACGGCTCCAGCATGAACGCGTCACCGTTCGCCGGAACGTCGATGCCGTAACCCATCGCGATCGGCTCGGTCTGCTGCTGTTGCGGACGACCCTTGAACACCGGCGTCGGGACGTTGCACTTGTGCATGATCGTCGCGTAGTCGCTCTCGACCTGCGTCTCCTGCAAGTTCGTGTACGCCATCTGGAGCAGGTGCGGTCGCGTATGCAAGATGCCGATCCGCTTGCCGCCGTAGACGACGCGCACCGGAAGCTGAGCCGGACCGCGGATCTCGCCCTCGCCGACGGGCAGGAGCGCCGACTTGCCGTCGGGCCCCTTCGTGTCGCGGTACAATTGCCACGTCATCTTGCCTAGCGACTTCGCCGTCCCGAACTCGTCGCGCACGACCTCCTGCCGCAGGACGCGATACTGCGCACGGCAATCGACGCCGAACCCACCGTCCTCGGCTTCGAAGTCCTCCTTCAGCGTGATCTGCGTAATGCGCTTGACGCCGCCCACTGTCGTGATGCGCCAGTTGGGGATGTTCTCAGCGGAGTAGAACGTCATGTACGGACGCAAGCCGCCGCGCTGAGCCTGGCCAAGTGTCGGGCGATCGGGGCCAACGTCGGGGTAGTCCGTGAAGATGACGCCGTGCCCATAGTCGAGCGCCGTATCGAGCGAGTCCTGCGCGAACACCTGCCAGTGTGTGCCCTCGCCGTCCACGTTCTCGAGCAGGTCCTTCACAGTGTCGCTGACGTCCTCGGCCAGCTCGGGCATCTTCGCGAAGACGAGGCCGACGTGATCTGTGAGCGTCTGGTCGTAGTGGTCGTTGGCGAACGTCATCTTGATACGCGCTTCGTAGTCCTTCGGGTCCTCGTTCTCGAACCGCGGCAGGTACTCCGACTTCTTCTCGCGCATGCGCTTCGTCCCTGCCTTCACATCCTGGCAGAGCGTCCAGTCCTGCATCATCTCGATGTACGCCGGGCAGCGATAGTCCGGCGACGAAGTATTCTTGTGAGTCGACGTCTGCATGGGCTGTCTCCTAGGCGTAGCGGACCTTGACCGAACGCCACTTCGGTGCGAGGTGGTTGAAGCGCTGCCACACCAGGTAGCGTGCAGCGTCGGTCACGTGGATCAAGTTGCTCTTCGTGTCTGGGATGTTCGTGTCCTTTTTGTACGTCAGGCCGCTGTACGCACGTCCGAGCGTCGGCATGCAGCGCGGGTGCATGTAGAAGTTCCGTTCGCCGTTCGCGTTCTCGAGCAGCGCGTTGACAGCGTTGATCCCGTCGCGCACCTCGTGGTGTGCAGGCGCCGCGTCGATGATGAAGCCGAACTCTTGCAGGATCGTGAAGTCAGTGTTGCCGTCCGCGCTCGTCTTGCGTGCGCTGCCTGACGGGTCGGGGCAGATGATGACCGTACGCTCAGGGAAGCGCTGCCGGATCTCCTGTCCGACCTCGCGCGTATTCGACGTCTCGACCTCCATCGCATCGAAGACGTGGAGCTGGCCTGCGACATCGACGCCAAGCACGCACGTCATCGGGTTGACGTTGAAGTCCATGCCGACGAGCAACTCCTTCGAGGGGATGTCGGCGATGTCGGCGCGGACGTTGAGCTTTGGATCAAAGGCATCATAGACGCGGTTGCCTACGGCCTCGAACGATGCCTCGAACTCCTGCTTGAAGACGCGCTTACTCATGCGCGCCTTCTGCTTCGCGATCTCAGCGGGGGCGACGCCGCCCGATGCGAGCGTGGTGACGGTGAAGCTCGCCCACTCCTCGTCCTTCAGCGCCTCGTTGTACAGATCGAAGGCCCAGTTCAATCCGGCGGGCGTCGTCGAGAACGTCGCACGCCCCTGACGATCAGCGAGCATCGGCGAGAGCACCTCGAACCAGGCGCGCTCGTCGAGGTACGCGAACTCGTCGCACGAGAGGTAGTCGAGCCCAGGACCACGCAACGAGTCGGGGTCCTCGCCGCCCTTCAGCTGAATGATCGAGTCGTTCAGGAACTCCATCAGCAGGTCGGTCTCGAGCGGCTTGCGCTTGAGATACGAGCGCGGGACGAGCTTCTTCAGCTGGGCCCACATGATCTCCTTCGCCATCTTGTACGTCGGGGCGACGTACCAGACGACCTGCTCGCGACGATTCACCGCCGCACGAATCAACTCGCACGCGTCTTCGAAGGTCTTACCCGAACGACGTCCACACACCTTCACGCGGAAGCGCTTGTCGTTCTCGAAGACGTCGTGCTGCCACGGACGGAGCTTGAGGATATGCCCACGCGCAGCGAGCACCTCGCGGGCAGGCTGCCCGTTTGGTGCGACGATGCGCGAGTCCGGCTGAACGATCGTCGTACTCACGCATTCACCAGCGGAATGCACGCCTCGTAGGCCGTTACACCATTGAGGCCAGCGCGCGAGGGGTGCGGATCGTGCCACAGCTTACCGTTGTAGACGATGATCGCGTGATCGACGCCGCGCGGACCAGGTCCGTACGCCATCGCGTAGCCCGCCGGGCAGTCGGGGCCGAGGTACGCGAGCCGCCAACCGCGCTCGCGCATGTAGGCGTTGACGTTGTTGTGGTACTCGTTCCAGAGGTCGCGCACCTGCATCTCGAGCGCATCCCGGTGTGCCTCGTCGTCCTCGGCATTACGCGCCGTGACGAGATGCCGCAGCCCGCGCGGAACGAACGCGTTGAGATCGTCGATCGAGAGCATGGTGATGCCCGCGATGCACGCGACCCAGCATCCAGCCTCGATCTGGTCATAGCACAGCGGCGGGCGCTGTAACCCGAGTGCGCTCATGGCAGTGTGAGGACGGGGGTGGACTGCACGACGGGCTTGCTGTTCGTCGCGAGCAAACGCCACGCGCCAACACGGAACGCCTTCGTGCCAAGAACCTTCGGCGTCCAGAGCGCCTCGCGCCCGTACACGCTGAGCAGGTCTCCGTTACTGATGGAGCGCGATCGTTCGTTGCGCTCGAGGAGGCCACTGATGCGCGAGCCGTTCGCCCGCTCGACCTGCACCCAGATGTGCGTGCGCACGTCCTCGGTGTCGACCACTTTCGCGTTCGTCATGTGAGCCTCCGCACGGGCGCGCTCCAGCGATCGACGCTGCCCTTTGAGATGAGTTGCCCAGCAGTCTTGCAGTCGACCGCCAGCTCGAGAACGAACGAGAGCACACCACCGCAGGAGCAACACCGCTCCTCGGTGTAGAGCCCGTCCGGCCCGGCGACATGCCGATACATCTTCACCTCGGCGCGTTTGCCGCAGTGGCCGCATCGTTCGCGCTTCATGCCCGCCCCGCAGGCCACGCACCAATGCGCACGCGCTTGGCGTCGAGGTGCGGCGGGTCGGGCCAGCTGTACTTGAGCGTAGAGCGCGCAGGGCGCAGCCGACGCCCCATCGCCTCGACACCATCGTCCACGCCGCGGTTGTAGCCGTAGACGATCGCCAACGCGATGAGTGCGATCAGTAACGCGCTCGCCGTCACCCAGAGAAGCAGGATGCGCAGCGAGCGTGGGATACGAGCGTAGAGCATGCCGACGCGCTCGAGACCTTCGCCGATGAAGGCGCAGAGCGCGATGAGCACGAAGACGAGGACGATCCAGCGTGGGGTCTTCATCGCGCCACCTCGAGCGTCGGACCGTTCTCGGTCGGTGGCTTCTCGTCAGCTGGAGCGGCGGGCACGCCGGTCATCCGCTCGACGATGAATGGCGGAAGCTCGACCGGGTTGCCATCGCTATCGGTCAGTGACATCGCGGCAAGCCCGCCGTACTGCGCGAGGGCCTTCCACGCGTCGAGCTTCTCCTTCGGCGTGGCGTAGTCGTCGAGGATGATCTGGACGGGGATCTCGAAGATGCCGTCGATCGCGAGGGCATCGCGGCAGCGCGAGCGTAGGAGCGCTGGAGTCGCACCGTTGCCGCCCTGGTTCGTGCCGCCCGAACGCAGCAACCCGCCATTGAGACCGGTGCGCATCGGCGGGCGCTTCAGCTCCTCGGCGTCCTGCTTCCCGCCACGCTGGGTGCGGCCTGCAGGCTTGCGCGGCTGCGGGTCATCTGGGTCCTGCCGTCGCTTGCTGCGTTTGTTGGCGTTATCTGGCCAACGCGCTTTGGGGTTGCGCTTCTTCGGCTTCATTGGTGGCGCGCTCGGGAGGGGGAGAGCGTGCAGTCGTGCTGGGGAGGACGCTACGGGGGGCAGCGGGGTCAAGCCCGGGGGTGTAACGCGACGCGAAAGCTACGGCGGAGTTTCGGTTTGCGCCAGAGCCCGGTTGCGACACACTTTGTTGTCACACAGGGTCAGTAGGGCGCCTTTTTATGCCCTCTTCGAAACTGTTGCTAGGACCGATTTATTTCGGTACATGCGAGCTTTTTTAAGATCGACCAAAAAGGTGCCCCGAAACCACAGAAGTATGAGGATTTACAGAGCGAAAACGAGCTGAAATCAACCTCGAAAAAAGGCGCCCCGAAAAGGTGCCCCGAAACGAGTGCTATGCAGCCAAGAACGAGGATCGGCAGCGCAGCCGAGCGCGAATCTGCGCCCTCGGCAGCGCGCAAGGTCGCCATTCCAGCGTGTGTCGATCGGGACGTATTTTGTTGTCTCGCTCCACGCCGACGCACGCCGACCTCTCCACTCCATTCCCGTGACCGACTTCCACGAAGAGCACCAGCTCGCGCAACCTCGCTGCGCATTCTGCGGCGGGACCAAGCACACGCTCGCTGAGTGTCCGTTGCCAGGCGCAGCGCAATTCCGACGAGCCTCGCATGTTGTGCACTACGCCACGCAGATCACGGACCAGCAGATCGCCAGCGACGAGGCGCTCATCGCCACGCTGCTCTTCCATCTCACCTCGTCGCATGCGCGTGCCGTCGAGCGCGCACAGCTCGGGCTCGGAGGCTCGCGTCGTGCCGAGGACGCCGAACCATCGCGCGAGTTGCTCGAGGCCGTGAGCAACGTGCGCGAGCGTCTGCACACGCTGCGACGCTGCCTCGTCTCGCCGATCGGGCGCGACCTCGCGGCACTCAGCGCCGACACACCGCGCTCGCCGCACGGCGACGCGCTCCTCGACCATCTGCGCGAGCACGACGGTCCCACCCACAACCTCGACTGAGCATGCCGCGTCGTATCCATCTCTACCAGCGGCCCGAGCGCATCCCGGCGCCCGAGGTCGTGTTCGTCACCAGCGTCGTCGAGCGCGAGGAGTACGACCCGATGTACCGGATCGTGCGGCCAGTTGAACGCGTCGAGACGCTGCGCCACGAGGTACCGAACGGCGCCGTCAAGCGCCAGCAGGACCTCCTCTACAACGCCAAGCTCGACCTGCTTCGGGAGCAGGCGGCGCGACGTAAGGGGCAACTCCTCTAATGCGACACCCCGACTGCGAGTGCGAGTTCCCGCACACGACGCTGGAAGGCTGTGCACGGCAGAAGCATCTCGCCGAGAACATCCGGCACTCACTCGACGCGACGGTGCTGCGCACGGCCTACGAGGCTGCAGTGCAGAAGTGGGCCGAACGGCTCGACGCGGAGATCATGCGCGACGCTGAGGACACAGCGCTCGCGAAGTACGGCATGTCTGTGATCACGTGCATGCACTGCCAGGCAACCAGCGGGCTGCCGCACAAGGACTACTGCCCGCTCTGGTCGCACGGCATCATTCCGCGACCGCCCGAGCAGAACTTCGTCGCCTACCGCGAGGAGACGAGCTTCGGCGTGACGCCTGCGCCGCACAAGCCGAAGAAGCGACGCACCGGCAAGTCCAAGCTCGTCGTCCGCGATGGGACGATTCAGCGTGAGGAGCCGCGCACGCCGATGGATCGCGAGGCGTTCACGATCGCGATCCGTTACCACTTCAACGCGCTCTTCGAGCTGATCGACCGTGCGAAGCAGGAGTGCCGCATCTCGACAACGATGCGCTGGGACCACGGCGAGGAGAAGATGGTCCTCGAGATGACGCAGGACCTCTAGCATGCCGCGCAGCGACACCGAGCATTCGGAGCGCATCACGGTCTGCGTGAAGGCGTTGGAAGAAGCGATCTACCAGGCACGCCAGGCCGGGCTCGAGGTGCAGGCGAGCACGCTGGAGATGCCGAATCACGAGGGCATCGCGGAGCGTTTGCGCGGTCGCCTCGTGCTCACCGTCCGAGTCTCGAGAGTACTGACATGAATCGACGTTCCTTTCTCGAACGCTGCACCTTGCTCGTCGCAGCGGCTGGACTGCCCCTCGATCTATTACAGACGCAAGTGCACAACGACGACGCGCGCACGGTGGGGTACCTCGACCTCAACGATCCGCGCTGCATCGAGGTGGACGCCGTGTTCTTAAATGGCGTCGAGCGTCGCGACGTCTTCGCGCTGAACGACGAGGAGGGCTGGATCGCGCACTACGACTTCGAGGCATCGCGCCGTTTGCATGACCACGCGACCGCTCACTCGACGCGCATCGCCTACGGCGAGGTGCGCGTCATCTGGAGGCAGCATGGGTAACCACGATCATCCGTGTCCGTTCTGCGGCGAGGACATGCGGCTTGGGCACGAGGCTGAAGACTGCCCCCTGCTGAAGCAGGTCGTCCCGCGCGAGAAGTGGGCAAAGAAGTTCGACAACGAGCTGTGGTCTCGCTCGCGCTGCGAGGTCTGCGGCGGCGAGCCGTTCCAGGGCAGCCACGGCGTGTGCAAGGCATCGGTTTTCGTGTATCGCCAGCAGCAGAAGGCCGAGCAGGAGCGCGTGGACGCGTCGCCGTTGACGCAGGTGCTCATCGCCGAGGCGCAAGCCGAAGAAGGCGTCGATCACCCGACGCACTACGGTGGGAAGGACGATCCGTACGAGGTCGTGAAGGTGTGCGAAGCGTGGGGTCTCGATAGGGACGCGTACCTCTTCAACGTCGTCAAGTATGTCGGGCGCAACGGCAAGAAGGGCGGCGAGTCGTCGATCAAGGACCTCAAAAAAGCGCG